GGAGTATTGCCAGATGCCGGTATGACATTTGAGATCCCAAAGATCACAGTAATGCCAACTGTTGCAGAGACAAACGAAGGCGCAGCATTCTCAGACACAGATCAGAATGCAGCATTCCTATCAGTATCAGTCAAGAAGTATGCAGGACAGCAGACATTCTCTGTTGAATTGCTAGATCGTACTTCTCCAGCATTCTTCGATGAGCTAGTGCGCAACATGGCAGCAGCTTACGCAAAGACAACAAACGCAGCAGTAAACGCTGCACTCATTGCAGGCGCAACAGCAGATGCAACAACAACAGTGACATACCCAACAGCAGCAGAATTGCTAGGAATTGTCGCTCGCGGATCAGCTTCTGTATATGCAGCAACAGCAGGACTACCAAACCCATTTGCTCGCAACATGGTCGTATCAACAGGACAATGGTCAAACATCATGTCTCTAAACGATTCAGGACGTCCAATCTACACAGCATCACAGCCAATGAACGCAGGCGGTCAAGTAGCACCAACATCACTAACAGGTAATGTTGCAGGACTTAACCTATACGTTGATCCAACAAACGCTGGCGATGGCGATGGCACAATCCTTATCGTGAACCCAGATGCATACACATGGTACGAGTCACCAACATACCGCCTACGCGCTGAATCAACAGCAGCAGGACAGGTAACAATCGGCTACTACGGCTTTGGAGCAATCGCTACTAAGGTCGGCGCAGGCGCATTCAAGAACAACAAGGCGTAAGCCACACTTAAGTCGCTCTAGGGGGTCGGTAGCCCTCCGATCCCCTAGAGTCTTTAGAAAGGACATCATGGCACTTACAACAGTCTCAGAACTCCGTACAACCCTCGGAGTGGGTACTTTGTATACAGATGCCGTCCTTCAGGAAGTATGTGATGCATCTGATGCAGTCCTACTTCCAATGCTCTGGGCTCCTAAATGGTTTGCAGTAGCGCACAGCAACATCGTAAGCGAAGGTACTCTTTACTTTGACATTCCTGTCACAGATATCTTCTATGTCGGACAGACTGTAACTATCTCTAATTCCGGTACTAAATACAATGGATCTAAAACTATTGCTAGTGTCGGTGCTTATTCAATCTCAGTGCCTACGACTCACACAGTCGTACAACCTAAGCATCCTATTGAGCCATTTGGCACAGTAGCAGGTGAGACTTACACAGACTGGACAACAGACACAGCAGTCCAGCAAGCAGCTTTGATGATATCTGTTGAGATCTGGCAAGCGCGTACAGCCACCCTTTCAGGCAGTAACGCTGTCGATTTCCAGCCAAGCCCTTACCGAATGAGCGCACAGCTCCTCGCTAAGGTGCGAGGATTGATCGCACACGCACTAGATCCGCGTTCAATGGTGGGCTAATGCCTCCAGTATCCATAACAACTCTACGCACTACTTTAGCCACTGCTCTAGTAGATAACGCACGCTACTCAACATTTGCTTTTCCACCAAGCGTTGTATTGGCTAACAGCTGCATTGTAAGTCCAGACGATCCATATCTAACGCCTAGCAACAATCAGCACATCACTATTAGCCCAATGGCTAACTTTAAGATCATCATGACTGTTCCATTGTTTGACAATGAGGGAAACCTTAACGGCATTGAAGATACTGTTTGTAGCGTGTTCGCTAAGCTCGCAGCATCATCTCTGGTCTATAATGTAAGCGCAATAAGCGCACCAAGTATTCTCAATGCTGCATCAGGCGATCTGCTCAGCTGTGAGATGTCCGTATCAATCCTAACAAGTTGGAGTTAATATGTCCGAGTGGGAAAAAGAAAACCAAGCCTTCCTGATCAAAATCGGGCAGGTAGCACCAGCAGCACCAAAGCCAGCAACTACTAAGAAAGACGAGGAATAATCTCATGGCTGTATTTCTAAATAACTTGGTCGGCGTGAAGATTAACTCTGTTGATCTTTCTGACCATGTAACATCTGTAACAATCAACCGCGTATTTGATGAACTCGAAGTCACTGCAATGGGTGACAGTTCACACAAATTTGTCAAGGGTCTTGAGTCATCAACAGTGACAATTGACTTCCTAAACGACACAGCATCTGCAAACGTATTGGCAACACTACAAGCTGCATGGGGAACAACCATCACAGCTGTATTCCTACAGACAAAGGGAACAGCAGTATCTGCTACTAACCCTTTGTACACAGTTTCATTGCTAGTCAATAACACAACAGACATCAATGGTGCTGTTGGCGATATCGGCACACAGTCAATCACATTCACTGCTAACTCAACAGTTGCAGTAGCTACTACAGGCACATTCTAAACAACTAACAAAGGGGCATAGACATGGCAAAGTTAAAGATCGTTAAAGTAGATGGAAGTATTGTTGAAGGAGAAATCACGCCAGCCGTGGAATATTTCTTTGAACAACAGACTAAAATGGGTTTCCATAAAGCCTTTCGCGATGAAGAAAAACAAAGCCACGTCTACCTTTTGGCTCATGAAATAATTCGCAGGTCAGGTGAAACTGTCCCAGTTTTCGGAATGACTTTCATTGAGACACTTAAAAGTGTCGAGGTGCTTGACTCCGACCCTTTAGCTTAAAGCGCGATCAACCATTCACCTACCTTATTGCTAGGCTAAGCATTAGGTTGGGGATCGCGCCACAACAACTATTAGAACTAGACAAGACCATGCTAGATGCACTTATGCAAGGTCTTAAAGATGAAGCAAAGGAGGTAGACGATGCCAGCAAGCGTAAAGGGCGCCGTTAATCTCCGCAAGGCTTTGCGTAAATTTACTCCCGATCTTGCTAAGGAAACTCAGCAGAATATTGCTGGGGCGTTAAAGCCAATCACTAAAACCGCTAAAGGTTATTTGCCAGATGATAGTTCAGTCCTAAGCGGATGGTTGCCTAGAGAAAATTCTCAGGGTAACTTTCCAACTTATACTGCCCGCATTGCTAAGGCTGGAATTGGTTACAAGACCACACCATCAAAGGCAAATCGCAGAGGCTTTAGATCATTGGCTCGCGTATTCAATAAAAGCGCAGCTGGTGCAATCTATGAAACTATGGGTCGTAAAACTCCGACCAGTCGCTTTGTTCAGAATCAGAATAGTAAGTATGGCGCACAAATGAAGGGCAATGGCAAGATGGAAGGTCGTGCCTTGTTTCGTGCCTATGAAGAAAACAACGGCAAAGCCAGAGATGCAGTCCTTAAAGCAATCAAGATGGCATCAGATAAACTTAATGCTAGATCAACAGTGAGAGGCTAATCATGGCAAATATAGTCATAGATATTGCAGCCGAGTTCACAGGCGGTAATGCCTTCAAGAAGGCTGAGACTGCAACAGACAAACTCAGCAAAACTGCTGGAAGACTTGGTAAAGCATTTATTGGGCTTTACAGCACCCAAAAGGTATTGGCTTACGGCAAGGCTTCAATTCAGGCAGCAGCCCAAGATGAGAAGGCTCAAAAACAATTAGCACTAGCTCTTAGAAACGTTGGGCTTGGTAGAGATGTTGCTTCTTCAGAGGCTTACATCCAAAAGTTACAAAGAGAGTTTGGCGTCCTTGATGATGAGCTGCGCCCTGCCTATCAGACATTAGCGGTAGCCACACAAGACTCAGCGGAATCTCAAAGACTATTACAAATTGCTTTAGATATCAGTGCCTCAACAGGTCGTGATCTAGGCTCTGTTACAGGTGCGCTTTCAAAGGCGTTTCTAGGTAATAACACAGCCCTAAGCAAGTTAGGCGTAGGCATCTCTAAAGCTGATCTCAAGGCTAAGTCCTTCAAACAGATTACCGACCAGTTAGCCACTACCTTTGCGGGGTCTGCAACCGAGTCTGCTAATTCTTTGCAAGGCTCAATGGACAAGTTAGCCGTTGCCTCAAATAATGCTAAAGAGATTATTGGCGAAGGCTTAATAGATGCACTTCAAGCACTAGGTGGCGAAAATGGTGTTGAGGATCTTGCTGTAAATATGGAAAGTTTTGCTCAAAAAACCGCAGATGCAATATCAGGCGTAGGTATCTTAATTGCAAAACTAAAACAAAACTCACCAATTCTTGAGAAGTTATTTGACTTTGCAGCCAATGCCCGAGGTGTGGCACAGGCGTTGGGCGAAGTGGCAAGAATACAAGAAGAAGCGTTGGCTGCTAGAACTAACTTTGGTGCTGCTTCAGGTGCTACAGGATTTGACAAAGGCTTTGGAACATCAGCCAAACTAATTAAAAACTCTAAAGTCCTTACAGCCGAGGAATCAAAGCAACTCAAAGCAAAGCAATTAAAGTACGCTATTGACAAGGCTACCCTTGCTCTTAACAAGGGTTCTAATGTCTTTGACATTGAGAAGATCCAACTAGCGGCAGCTGAGAAAAGCGCAGCCGAACAACTGGGGAAAGTAACTAGCCAAGCCCAACTGCTGCAGATTACTAACGATCTTGCTCGCCTAGAGATTAAGCAATCTATCCTTGCTCTAGATGATGCCATTGCTTCAAAGGATGTCGCAGCCATTACCGCTGCAACCAATAAACTTAATGCAGACTTGAAGATTCTAGGAACACTTAATAATCAGGATCTAAAACTTAGAGATATTAAATCTATCCTTGACTCAATCCTTCCAAAGGATCTAATCAATCTAGCCAATTTAGATGCTGCTATTGCTAAATTAAAGTTTATCGGTGGCGGTGGTACTACTACCGCAGCAATGTCTGGCACAGGAACAGGTGCTGGCGCTCCTTCACTTCTTGAATCACTTGCAGCAGGCAGTTTTGCCCCTGTAGTCGGTGGTGGCTATTCATCTACAGCAGGCAATTATGCTTCTAGTGGTTTCCCAGGTGCGCAAAAAAATAATGGTGTGACAGTAGTAGTCAATGCAGGAACTGTTGCTAATCCAGAGGAACTAACAACAATGATCCAAAATGCAGTTATCAGCCTCAATAAGCGCGGTGACTTGCTTACTACTGCTGGGTCATTATGAGCAGACCGACTATAAATGTAATTATTGACTTCTCTACTGGAGCAGCCTTCGGCTATCCGTTTATTCTAGACACATCTGAATTAGGCGGTGGAGATGTCTTATCTGATTCTGCAACTAGCCTTGTCGTGGATGTATCCAACCTTTTAGATAGCGTCCAGACTAACCGAGGTCGCAATATCTCATCTGAGCAATTTCAAACAGGTACAGCTTCAATTCGTGTGTTGGATCAGAATGGTGACTTTAACCCACAGAACCCAGCATCTCCTTACTACACTTACCTAAACCCAATGCGTAAGATGACTATTACTGCAACCTACTTGGGAGTAACTTATCCACTGTTTGCAGGGTACATAACTGGCTACAACACGACTACTCCCAAATTTACTGGCGATCTTGTTTATACAACTATTACAGCGGTAGATGGTTTCCGTCTGTTTCAGAATGCCCAATTCTTTGGCGTTACTGGGGCTGTTGCAGGCGAGAGTACAGGCGTTCGCATTGGCAAGATCCTAGATACTATTGGTTTTCCAAGTACCCTGCGAGACATTGACACAGGACTAACAACAGTCCAAGCCGATCCAGCCACACAGCGCACAGCTCTACAAGCCTTACAGACTTGTGCTACAACCGAGTATGGCGCAATCTATATGGATCACACAGGTCGGGTTACTTTCCAAGATCGTAACCTGACTGTCTCATCCGTTGCAGGCACTCCAGTAGTGTTTAAAGACGATGGCACAGCCATTGGCTATTTTGATGTCAAGTGGGTCTTTGACGATACTCAGGTTTATAACCTTGCTACTGTCACCCGCACAGGTGGCACAGTGCAGACTGCCTCAGATGCAGCTTCTATTGCTAAATTCTTTACACACAGTTACAACCAGTCTGGACTGCTCATGGAGACAGATGCAGTAGCCCTTGATTATGCCCAAGCCTTTATTGCATCTCGTAAAGAAACCAGCACTAGAGTCGATGAATTAACTTTGGATCTTCAGCAGGATAATTACACTGCCGGCACAATCGCTGGGCTGGATCTAGATTTCTTTGACCCGATTAGCGTGACCACGACTCAGCCTAACAACACGACCTTATCCAAGACAGTGCAGGTATTTAATATATCTCACTCGATCACGCCTAACTCATGGAAAACTAGGTTAGGCACAGCTGAGCCAATTATCGATGGGTTCATCTTAGATTCGGCATTATGCGGTATTCTAGACACTAGCGTTTTAAGTTACTAAGGAGATAAAAGACAATGGCTAAACAGACCTTCACAACTGGTCAAGTGCTCAGTGCTGCACAAATGACCAGCCTACAGCAGACTGCTATGGGCGGAGGTTCGACTACAGCAAAGACTGCCAGTTACACCTTAGTAGCAGCCGATGCTGGCACAGTAATACAAATGAACAGCGCCAGCCCTACAACGATCACAGTTAATACGGCACTTTTTGCAGCTGGTGATACTGTACAAATACAAAATATTGGCGCTGGCGTCTGCACAGTAACAGCAGGAACGGCAACAGTGAGCACTGCTGGGTCTTTAGCCCTTAGTCAATATGAAGGTGGGATACTTTACTTTAATACAACAAGTGCTGCTTTATTCTTTGATTTTGTGCAAGCTGGTGGTAGTGCAGTACCAGCCAACGGCACAGCATTTGTTGCGGCTAATGAAAATACAAGCAGCTCGACATACACAAATTTAACTACGGCTGGCCCGGCTGTCACAGTTACTACAGGTACAAAAGCACTTGTCATTATTTCCGCAGAGTTCCAAAATGGTGCAGCCAGTTTCACTGGGTTTATGAGTGTTGATATCTCAGGGGCAACAACTCTTGCTGCAACTGATGCAAAAGCAATTAAAATCTTTTTAGCATCATCAAGCAATACTCAACAGACACTTACACAAGCTATTATTTATACAGGTTTGACGGCTGGATCAAATACCTTTACGGCTAAATATAGAGCAGCGGCATCAACGGCTTATTACACAAACCGATACATCAGCGTTGTAGATATGGGGTCATAAAATGGCAATTACAAACAAAGACATTAACCTTGCACAGTTGGACAAGGAAACAGGTGG